CATTGTTGTTCCAGAAGGATGCAATTGTAATGGCTGAGCAACTGGGTGTACGCTCACAGACTCAGTACAAGCAAGAGTTTCTTGCCAACCTGTTTACCTCAGACACTCTGTATGGCGTTGCTGTACTTCGTCCTGAGTCAGGTTTGACCTTGGTTGTTCCTAAGTAACAACTGTTTAGCTGGGGGCTGCTATGGTGGCCCCTTAGCTTTATCTTTAAGGATAGTATTATGTTACAAGCGTTGATTGGGCCTGTTTCTAACTTAGTCGGTACGTTTCTTAAAAATAAAGCTGCTGAAAAACAAGCTGTTCATGATTCTAAAATGCGTAAGATTAACGCTGACGCTGATTGGGAAACTCAACAAGCAGTAGCTTCACAGTCTTCTTGGAAAGACGAATGGTTTGCTATTATATTGAGTTTACCTTTAATTGGAGCCTTCATCCCTGATATGGTTCCCTATGTACAACAGGGGTTTGCCGTATTGTCTACTATGCCTGACTATTACAAAGCATTCTTAGGCGGCGCTATTGCTGCCAGCTTTGGCATTAAAACTATGTCTAACTGGGGCAAGTAACTGATGTCTGAAACTTCTAACTTAAAAAATGCAATAGATCTTTATCAGAACGCCTTGTTTGAGGGCGCTGACTATTTTGATATTGACGATGTTGATTTAATAGGGGATTACTACGACAATATTTTTAGAGATACTCTAGGCGGCAGTGCTGGTGTTTTTTCAGCATATGATGTTGTGGGCGGTGAAGGCGGTATGTTTGGAGGAGGACAGCCTTCAGATAAAATACAAGTAGACAGAGACGCATACTTTTCTCAAACAAACGCTCCTCAGTATTTACAAAACTTTACAGCCCCTGCTACACAGGAGGCTACTTCCGCTGCTTTTACAAGTTTACAGAACACCTCTGATATTGCTTCTACCCTTAGTGATTACTATGGGTATGAGATAACACCTTCTGAACAAAACTTAGGAGACTTTGGAGGCAATCTTCAGTCACACTCAGGAACATCTAAAGATCGTTTAGCAGAGTTTCATTCTTTTGTTGAGCCTATATTGTCTGAGCAACTGCCTTATCTACAGACAGTAGAAGGTTTAAGCTACGAAGATGCTTTAATAGAGGCTTACAAACGTGATCCTATGTTACAGTCTCTGTATGCTAAGTATGACGTAACTCCTATAAGACAAACTGACGATGGCTCTACATATCTGTATGACCCCTTTACTTTTGGTGAGATTAGAACACTAGAAGTAAAAGATCCAACCGTAGTAGAGTCTCTTATTAAAATAGCGCCTTCTTTAGCAGTAGCCGCTGCATTAGGGCCGCTAGCAGGAGGTTTAACCTCAGGTGTTTCTGGAGCAGCAGGAAGTTCGCTTACAAGCGCTTTAACAGGCGCTGGCACAGCGGCTCTTACAGGCGGAGATCCTTTAACAGCAGCCCTTACAGGGGGCTTAGGCGGCTTTGTAGATCCTATTATTACGGGAGCAGACTTAGGTACTCTTGGCACTGCTGCAGCAGACGCAGGCATGTCTGCTTTTACAACAGCAGCTATGGGAGGAGATTTAGACGATGCTTTAATGGCTGGACTCCAAGCTGGCGGAAGTTCTTTTTTACAAAGTGTCTTAAACAAAGCGCCAGAGATTAAACAAACTGCTGCTTCTGACACAGTAGTAGACGTTAGTGCTGACCCTACAAGTATATACGGTCAAACAGCAGACGGCCTAACAAAAGATCCTGAAAGGTATCTGAGAAACCAACAGTTTCAAACACAAGTAGCAGGTTTCGACCCTACACTTCCTGATCTTAATGACTATTCTCAATACAACCTTACAGCACCCCAAGTTAATTTAGGGGGAGTAAATTTAAATCCAGACTATAATTTAGCAAATTTTGGCTTATCTTCTAGAGCACTTACATCTTTACCTACAGAACAATTTACAACATATGGCTTAGGTAATTCTCTTGTATATAGACCTTCAGGTACAGAAGGGTTGTTAACAAGTAACAAATATATACAGCAGCCTAGTGTTTTAGATTTAACAGAAGATACAGATGTTTTTAATACTGTTGGAGATTATTCTGATTTATATCCAGACTTAGTAACTCCTGTTGACAGGATAGACGTTCCTCAAACTCCTCCTACTTTTACACCTGACTTTGACTATACAGATGTAGTAGATCCTAATGTAGTTAAGCCAATTGTACCAGATTTTACTTTAGATATAGCTAATCCTTTTGTTACACAGTCTGATATTTCTGACATGTTGTCACAAAGTGGAGGTGGAGGCGGTGGTGGTTCTTTTTCAAACTTATTCTCTCCTAGCAGCATAGCTAATGCTTTACTAAGTGGAAACTTTAGTAATTTAAATGTAGATCCTGACTTATTTGGAAATGTAGACGCTCAAGCCGCTGCAGACGCTCAAGCTGCTGCTGATGCTAAAGCTGCTGCTGATGCTCAAGCCGCTGCAGACGCTAAAGCTGCTGCTGATGCTCAGGCCGCTGCAGACGCTAAAGCTGCTGCAGATGCTAAAGCTGCTGCAGACGCTAAAGCTGCTGCAGATGCTAAAGCTGCTGCAGACGCTAAAGCTGCTGCTGATGCTAAAGCTGCTGCTGATGCTAAAGCTGCTGCTGATGCTCAAGCTGCTGCAGAGGCAGCTAGACTTGCTGCAGAAGCAGAATCAGCTAGATTAGCTCAAGAAGCTGCTGCGGCTGCAGAAGCAGCTAGATTAGCTCAAGAAGCTAATAATGCTGCAGAAGCAGCTAGATTAGCTGCAGAATCCCAAGCCGCTGCAGAAGCAGCTAGATTAGCTAAGGAAGCTGCGGATGCTAAAGCTGCTTCAGAAGCTGCTGCGGCTGCAGAAGCAGCTAGATTAGCTAAGGAAGCTGCGGATGCTAAAGCGGCTGCAGAGGCTGCTAGATTAGCTAAGGAAGCTGCAGATGCTGCTGCGGCTGCGGCTGCAGAAGCTTCCAGAGTAGCTGGGTTAAACAGCACTAGCCCTACAGGCCCTTCAGGCCCTACAGGCCCTACAGGTACTGGAGGCCCTACAGGTACTGGAGGCCCTACAGGTACTGGAGGCCCTACAGGCCCTACAGGTACTGGAGGCCCTACTGGCCCTACAGGTACTGGAGGCCCTACAGGCCCTACTGGCCCTACAGGTACTGGAGGCCCTACAGGCCCTACAGGCACTACAGGCCCTACAGGCACTGGAGATCCTATAGGCCCTACAGGCACTGGAGATCCTTCAGGCACTGGCCCCGGTGATGGCTCTGGAGATGGGGATGGTTCTGGAGATGGAGATGGAGATGGAGATGGAGATGGTGATGGTGATGGTGATGGTAGAGGCTCTGGTCTAGGCATAGGCTTACTTACTGGGCTGTTAGCAAACCAAGGAAGTGGAGTTGTACCATACACACCACAAGACTTTGAAGATTACAAGTTTAAGAAAACATATCAAGCACCTGAGTTAGTAGAAAGGTTACAGCAAAACAGAAGCTACCAACCTCCTTCAGTATTACAGGGTTTATTTAAAGGATTCATATGAGTACCACATATTTGAACATAGTCAACGAGGTACTACGTAGGCTACGAGAGGATGAAGTAACTAGTGTAGCACAGAACACTTACAGCAAGATGGTAGGTGACTTTGTTAACGACGCAAAACGTACTGTAGAAGATGCACATCAGTGGTCTACACTACGCACAACTATTGTAGTGACTACTGAAGCAGATACTGTAGATTATGCCTTGACAAACGCTGGAGAACGTGTTAGAGTGTATAGTGCTATTAATGACACTTCTAATTTTTTTATGCGCTATGAGTCACCTAACTGGTTTAACAATGCTTATTATATTTCTGGTGAAGTAACTGGCAGTCCTGACTCATATACGTTTAATGGTATTAATACTAATGGGGATACTAAAGTAAAAGTTTACCCTAAGCCATCAGGCGTATTTAGTCTTCGTTTTGACTTAATTGCTAGGGAAGCTGAATTGTCTGGTGATACAGAGACTACAGTTCTACCTAAGAACGCTATTGTACACAACGCTGTAGCTTTGTTAGCTAGAGAGCGTGGTGAAACTGGGGGTACTACAGCACAGGATTACTTCCTGATTGCAGACAGACACTTATCTGATGCTATTGCTTTAGATGCCTACAAGAATCCTGAAGAATTTATCTATACGGTACCCTAATGGCTCAACAAAGACAGAACATTTATATTGCTGCTCCGGGGTTCAAGGGACTTAATACACAAGACTCTCCTGTAACTCAAGACCCAGCCTTTGCCTCTGTAGCTGAGAATGCTGTTATTGACAAGTTTGGTCGTATTGCAGCACGTAAAGGCATAAAGAAGATTACTAGCTCTGCTACACCTCTAGGGTCTAGTAGTGGTATTGAAGCAGTGTTTGAGTTCTGTGCTAGAGACGGAACTAAAACTGTATTCTCTGCTGGTAACAACAAGATATTTACAGGGACATCTACGCTGTCTGAAGTAACGCTTCCCGGCGGTTACTCTATCACAGCAAACAACTGGAAGATTGTTAGCTTTAA